TTAATTTCCCTTCACTATTTCCTCAAGGGCTTTTGTGACCGCCACCTTCTCCTCTTCAGTGACCACCAACTTATCTAGTATCTTCTCCACTGCTCTGACCTTCAATGTCGCTGTGTAGGCACAGTAGGCAAGGTAGCCCAGCCCTAGCGCAATTGGGCCTAGCCCAAAAAGTAGCAAAGTTATTGCCATTTCTCTATCCTTATCAATGAGTCGTGTTCTGCTCCATGCTTGAGTAGAAGTCTTTCACCCTCTGCAACCAACCCTGCACCTTCTGTGAGTAGGCTCGAGCATCGGGCAAGTGCTTCTCGGTCAGCGCTTGCGGGACTGGCTTTAATTCGGGCTTGTAGTCTGGAGTTCGCGTTGCGCAACCGTTCAACGTCAGCGCCACGAGCGCGAGCAAGATCAGTTGTGCGGTTAAGCTCGTCACGCAATAGATTAGTCGCTTCAATAAGCTTTGCATCGTGTTCTTTCCTCTCTTGTTGTTGCGCCTCTAGGACGGCGATCTCTTTGGCTTGGATCATCTTCTCGTAGTGTTCCGAGGTGTACGCGAAACCTAGCCAAAGCCCACACCCGAAAATCACCGCCAACGTTCCGAGTGCGATGAGATGGTACTTTAGTGGCAGCATGGCTTGACCTCACCGTCGAACACAGCGCGCTCTTTCTCTCGTCGCTTCATGAGCCCTTTGTTCGGTTGCTGCTTCACATAGATCCAATGGGAGAATTGCTCACTGGCGTGCTTGATACGCCCTGCATTAAGCTCACGCAATAGCGTCGACGTGCGGAAATTCCCCATGCCAATGTTGTAGACCAGCGAGAGCAGGGCGACGAATTGCCCTTCGGTCACATCGACGTGGATGACGCTAGCAAGCGCCTTCTGTAGCGTGGAGAGCTCGGACATGAGTAGCCTAAGCGCATCCTCTTTGGTGATGGTCTGACCGTCCACCACGCCCCGTGTGTGACCGTATCCAATGGTGCGCACGCCCGCTTGACATCGATACACGGTAGGGCTAAAGCCTTCGAACTTCGCAACAAGTCTCCCCGCTTTCGCAAGGGCGTCGTCGTCCCAATCGTTGAATGGTCTCTTTACCATGGTTGCTCGTCCTTCTTGTTGATCTCGTCTAGCGTTTTCTTATCGAGACCTAAGCGCATAGCGAAGTAGATTTCAAAAATGCGCATCGCTCTTGTTCCTGCCCACCCTGCGGCGCCGCACAACGCACCAGAGAGTTCAGGTGGGATGCCCATGTAGTGGATGATATGGTAAGCGATAATGCCCGCCACGGCGCTCGTGCCGAGGTGAAGAATGAATTCAGTCCATTTGAATTTCTCGCCCTCCTTGCGCTTTAAGAGATAAGAGAACGCGCCACACACTGTGGCAAAACTTGCGCTCACAAAGACGTTGCGCGCCTCTTCGATTTGATCAGGGTTTAACATAAAAAATCCTTTCTTTAGTTTGAGCCACCTTTCAACTTAATTGTCCCCCAGTAGTTGCGCGGTACTCGTCGCAAAGAAAAAGCCCCGCAGGTGCGGGGCAGTTGTGTCGGGTTATTTATAAGGGACGGTGCCGATGTAGCAGTGGATTATTTCGCCGTGGGTGAGTGGAAAGGGCGTAGGGGCGTTTTCGTTATCCCACGAGATCCTTCCCCCACTACCGCGTGGTTTTACTTTTAAAAGTGTTTGTGAGTTATTTTCTGCGCAGAAAAACCAAAGATCTTTATTTATTCGTGCATCTGTCGAAGTAGAAGCTAGGACGAACCTCTTATTAGCTAAGGCGAGCCATGCATGGATTTTTATAGGTGGGATACTAATATTTGTTGGGTAGAAAGTAACCTGTCCATCCTTAGGTGGGGGTGAAGGTGTTGGAGTTACGTACCACCAACCATTCGCGAAGCGCCCACCCTTTGTGACTGTATATTCATAAAGTCGCTTTGACCCTAAAGCCCCGTTAAGCATCATGCCTTGATTAAGCATTTCCTTCTCCTCGAAACTCTGGCGGTAACTGAGTACGCTCTTTTTCAGACAAGTACGCGTGGTAGCAGTGCTCTTTTTGCCAGAAGAAAAGGTGGTCAATCAGCCACCGCCAAACGTTAGTTTTCCCACGTGCATGCATGCGCCATGCATGAGAAGAGAGAGATTCATCAGCATAACCACCAACTAAAGTATTCGCTAACTGATCAATTGCCAGAAGCACTTGAATCGCATCAGGATGCTTCATTGTCAGAATCCTCATAAGGCTTCGTCCACAGCTCACCCTGTGCAAGCATTGCTTTAGAAAGGGCTTCTTCGAGTTGCTTCTTTCTTACCTCAAACACAGTGTTATCAGCTAAGACCCAAGCCGTTTTGTCCATGTTGTTGAGTTCGGCAACCTTGAGAGCACGAGCCATACGCTCTTGAGCAACTTCGTCCCCATCAAACTTCATACCATCCACCTCAACGATGATGGCGTTCACCGCACGAGAGCGGGCAAGCTTTCGCACGGACAAGCGTTCTTCTTCGCTCAACTCAGGGTCAGGCAAGTTGACAATTTCCACACCAAGAAGAGTGCAGATTTCTTGCTCATTCTCTTCCGTGAGGTAGGGAAAACTTACATTAGGAAGAGCATCACGTAGCGCCCACTCGGAGGAATAATCTTTGGTGTTAAATCGGTAGATTTTCATGTGGTTATCCTTGTGTATTAACGAAGGCTGAGGTATACGTCCAACCTCGAGAGAATCGAGCCACCACAATTAAGGCCATACTCGGATTGCCGTAAGTGGGTGGGGTTCCTCCAGACCAAGTGCAGTTCTGCCATGTGATTGTGGCATTTCCCGTTGTCCAGAAATGGATTACTTTGGTTCCAATCGGACCCTCCTCAGGCTTAGTAAATTGAACGGTTACATTCCCCGTGATATTCACTGACAAATCATCGGGAGAATTGATATCAATTGTTAGAGTGCCCCCGTTTTGAGCTCTGTGTTCCTGCCGAGAGTACCCCTTGAGTACACCGCGATCCCCTTCTTTTCGTACATAGTTATTCAAGTCCGAGCTATTGGCCTTAGAGTTAAGCGCCGACTTGTCCGCCTTATTATTAAGATCGCGACGTACCTCATTAACGTCCCCTTTAGACGCTAAAGAACTAAGCTGTTCCTTCTTCGCATAAGGCTGAAGTGTTGTGGTAAGCGAGGAACTCGTTACGTAACTACCAAGCTTCTTGTCCACATCTGCTGTCTTGGCATAATCACCAAGCGAGGTCTTAATCGCAGAATCCTCAGCTTTGAGCGTTGCAAGAGCCGTATTGAACTTCGCATGGTCAGCGTCATTCGCCACTTTGTCAGCTTTAGTAGCTAAATCAGTTTTAGTGGCATACGTAGTACTAGCATTAGCCTTAGAGAGATAGGTATTGCTGATTTCTGTCTTCGTAGGAAGTGCAGCAATACCAGCTTCAAGTTCTGCATCCTTTCTACCTAATGCATCAATGTTGCCTGTTAGAGACGATATGCTTTCCTGATCTGCTTTAGTAGACAACTCAGTTTTAGTAGCATAGGTATTAGAGACTTCTGTCTTAGCAGCATTAATAGCTTCAGTCAGTTTCTTTTCTCTAATCACGTCAGCTGGAAGAGTAAGCTTCAAGGATTTTTTCTGTTCTTCAGTGAGGTCTTCAAAGCGCAAGGGATCGCCCTTCTCACCTCGTTCGCCACGCTCGCCTCGTTCACCACGAGGACCACGTAAGGCTTCGAGTTGTTCGGATGTGAACATGTCGTAAGTAAACGGTGCGCCTGTGTCTCCCTTGACTCCACGAGGACCTGCTACCCCTCGTTCGCCATCTTCGCCCTTTTCACCACGCTCACCTTGCTCTCCGCGAGGACCACGAGAACCTCTAAGAGCTTCTAATTGTTCACTTGTGAAATCAGAGTAAGTAAAAGGATCCCCCTTATCTCCTTTTGATCCTTTTAATCCTTCTAATTGAGCAGGAGTAAATTGGTCATACGTGAATGGATCTCCCTTATCCCCCTTCAAACCTCGAGGAATATTGAAGTGCCAATCATAAGAATTACCAGTTAAGTTAACCGTGGCACTTCCCTGGGAACCAGGAGCAAGAGTAGTAACACTAACAGACGGGGAAGAGAGACCAGTTAATCGTTCATTAATGATTCTAACTTCACCAGCTACAGCACCCTTCATTGCCTGCGTAGCTACTTCACTAGC